AAAGTGTTACCAGTGCCTGAGGCCAAATGGTACCGGATCCCGCTGCCCTCCCCCCCCGAAGCACACGAGCAACTGCAGCGGGTATGGACGGCCACCGAGGGGCAGGGCTACGACCTGATGGGCGCATTGGGTATCGCCTTCGGACTGCCGCAAAACCGCCGCCGCTGGTTCTGCAGCGAATGGTGTGCGACAGCCTTAGGGCTGCCCGACGGCTGGCGTTGGTCGCCAAACGACCTTGCCGCCATGGTGTCACAAAGCAAAATGTAATTTTTTAAGAGAGATATATAACAGGCCGTTTCAGACGGCCTTTTTTTACGGAGACGGAATGAGTGATACTGTAAAAATCAAAGCGCATATCCCTACGGTCAACATCGAAATCCCGACAGGAAACGCGCGGCGGTTTGAAATCTTAATCACATCTGACGGCAAGCCTTACGACTTGTCGTCTTTTGATTTAAAGATGACATTCCGACCAAGTGTTGGTGGTGAATTTGATGGAAGCGACAACCTGACTAAAGACGGTCAGGTTTTATTTTTGACGTTTCCGCCTGAATTTTCTGCTGGTGTGAAATGGCGTAGGGCGCGATATGACATTTTGAACGCTTCCATCCATCAGACGCTGATTCGTGGGGAAATTGAATTGCTGGAGGTAATCACGAAATGACGGAATATGTGTTTAGGCTGTCTGACGAAACGCCAAAAATCGAGGTTGACGTAAAAGCCGCCGCTATCATCAATGGCATTGTTCAGAATTTGTACGACCGCGCCAAAAAAGAGCTTGGTTTTACCGGCACTTTTGAGGAGTTCCTTGCTAAGTTCAAAGGCGAACGAGGCGAGAAAGGCGATACTGGGCAAAAAGGTTCTGACGGCAAATCGGCAACCGTAACCATCGGCACAGTAACGACAGGCGAGACGGCGAGCGTAACCAACACTGGAACAGAGACGGAGGCGGTTCTGAACTTCGTCCTGCCTGCTGGTGGCGGTGGTAACAACGGACTACACACGGAAATCCGCACTGTTCCTGTTACGGTCAACGCTCAAAATATTCAGACGGTCGAGTTTGAAGCGAAATTCGCGGAAACGCCAACGCTTCACGGTCAGCCTGCTTTGATGGGTGCTGGTGAAAACCGCCATCTGTATCTGCTTTCAGTGGATAAAAACGGCTTCACTTGCCGCTCAAACTACTTTGACGCTAGGTTTCAGACCATTCACTACGCCGTAACTGGCAAACTTGCGTAACAGGTCATCTTTCAGATGGCCTTTTTTTTCTTGGAGGGAAAAATGAGTAACTCGCTCAAATGGGTTAAATATATGTTGGAATGGCGTTTTTTGCCTGTACGTTTTCAAAAGTGGCTTTTTGGCACTGGAACGCGCGTTGTCGAGTTTGCCAGTGGGTTGTCGTTGATTGGTTATGCCGCCGTGTTTGCGTTTTCGCCTGTCGATATTTACGACTGGCCGATTTACTACAAATTCAAGACGATACCCGAATCTATCCTGATTCCTATTTTCGGTGGTATCGGCTTGTTGCAATTGGCGGCGATGTATTGGCAGACGTACAAGGGCAACGTCTTTTCAGGCTATTTATTGCTGGTGTCGGCGTTCATTTGGTATCTGACGGCGCAGGCGTTTTGGGGGGCGTTTCCGCCTGCTCATACAGGCATGGTCATTCCGCCGATTCTGTCATTCTTGTGCCTTTTGGCTGGCAATAACTCACTTAAATTCTTGTTTTCTGGCGAAAAACTGAAAGACGGCCTAAAGGGGGAATAATGGAATTTTTCCAATTTGGTTACCTGTTTGCCATAGGGGGCGGCGTTGTCGGTAGTGCATGGTCGAGTATCAAAGACCATGACACGGTTGTTTCAAGTGCGTTTGAGGCGATTGTATCGGCAGTTGCAGCGGCGGCAGTAGCGGAACGGTTTTTGATGGTTAACCAAGTTTGGACTTGTGCAGTTGCTGGCGCGTTTGTCGGCATTTTGACAGGCCATGCGATGGATACCGTCAAAACCCTTGCCCCGGGCTTGATGAAAAAGTGGGTCAAGAAAACGGCTGACAAATTTATCGATAAAGAGTAACGACAGGTCGTCTGAAATCAGACGGCCTTTTTTAATGGAAGATTAAAAAATGCAAGAACTGGACTGGATTAAAGAGGCTAAAAAACATCTTGGCTTGAAAGAGATTGTTGGCACAAAAGCGCATAACCCAACCATTGTGCAATGGTTGAAAGATATGGGGACGTTTCCCGGAGCGGCAAAGTCTTGGTACTTTGAAGATGAAACGCCGTGGTGCGGTTTGTTTGTCGGCCATTGCTTAGGCAAGAGTGGCCGCGCGGTCATCAAGGATTGGTACCGTGCGAAAGCATGGGCAAATGCCGGGCTGACGAAGCTGTCAAAACCTGCTTACGGTTGCATCGCCGTCAAATCCCGACAAGGCGGCGGCCATGTGTTCTTTGTGGTCGGCAAAAACGCCAAAGGTCAGATTTTGGGCTTGGGCGGCAATCAAGGCAATACCGTGTCTATCGTGCCGTTCAACCCTTCCGATATTGACGGCTATTTTTGGCCGTCTAAGCTGGTGGATGGCAAGGCGGTGCAGTCTAGCCCCGCGCCTGAACGTTATGTTTTGTCATCTGTTACGGCGACCGCCGCGCATGGGGCAAGTGAGGCATAGTCGTGAATTCTATCGAATTTCTGAAAGCGCGTATTGCGGAATGGGAAGCCAAAAGCAAAGAAGCGAGCGAAAACGCCGACTTTAAAGCTTTTGAGTTTGCCCAAAGCGAGATTAAAAACTACAAAGCGATGTTGAAAACCTATGAACAGCCTGCTACTTAAAAACTGGAAGCTGATTCTGATCGCGGCTTGTTTTGTGCTGATTGTGGGCGCGTGGCAATACGACCACGCCGCCCAATATCGGCGCGGACGTGAATCAATGGCTGCGGAAATTTCAGGCCGTCTGAAAGATGCCGCGATTGAAAAAGCGAAGCAAGACCGTGAAACGGCCGCCGCATATCAGACCGGCAAAGCCGTGCGTGAAGAGAAAGAAAGGGTGCGTTATGTCCAAGTTCAAAAGATTGTCGAAAAGCCTGTCTTTCGCAATGTCTGCGTTGATTCTGATGGGCTGTCAATCATCAACGCCGCCATTGCCGATGGCAATTAACCCGCCTGCAGACCTTGTGCAACCATGCCCGAACCTGCCTAAACTTGAGGGCGGGACAGGCGCGGATGTGTTGCCGTGGTCGTTGCAAGTCATAGGCTTGTACAATGACTGTAAAGCGCGGCATAAAGCGTTATCTGACACTATTAAATAAAGCAGAAGCCGTCTGAAGCCTTGTTCAGACGGCATTTTCTGTTTACCTTACCGAAGCCTTGCTGTAAATGCCTTCAAGACATACGGCTATGCGGTCGGAGGTGTCTTTGTCCGCATATTTCCGCAACACTTCGAGGGTTGCGGCGGCTCTTTTCAGGCGTGAACGGGTTTCGTGCCAAACCGTCCACATCGTAACCGCCTGTCTGTTGCCAAGCTGTTTGAGCGGCGCGGAAACGTCTTTGCCCAATTCAATCATCCATGCGCCGTAATAAAGCATAGCGGCAATGTCGGCTAAAGAGTTGCCGTCGATGGGTAGTTTCGGCTCGGCTTTGGGCGGTGCGTCCAACACTTCGCCTGTCAAGCCTGTGTGCAGTGTCAATGCGTGGACGTAGGCGACGGCTTCGGGCAGCTTCTCGGCGGGGAGGTCTTCAATCGCGCCGACGTTGAAGCGTTGGTGAATCATGCTGTACGCGGAGGAGTAGTCTATGCCTTTTCGTCCGACAAGTGCGGCGACGGCTTGGCGCAATCCGGTACGGTCGTCGGCGGTGGTTTTGGCGGGGAGGCCGTCTGAAACTTGATAGCTGCCCGTTTTTCGGATGGCGGGAATGACTTCTTCAAAAATCCAATCTTGGAATTGGACGGCTTCGGCTTTGCGTGAACGGAAAATCACGCGGTAGAGGTTGGGTTCATTGATAAAGGTCATCTGTTGAACACCTCCGTTTGTGAGGAGGGGGAAAATTTCCACCCCCTTTTCAGAAAGCCTGAAATTCTTGGCTTTGGTATCCTTGATTTCCAAAATTTCTGCGACATCTTTCAGGCAGAAAAACGGCTCGTGGTTTACAGTTTGAACGCGGACGTTGGATTGGTTGAAATTGAAGATTTGAACTGAAGTGTTCATGATGATGTTTCCTATACTGTATTTTCGAAGTTGCCCGAAACGGGCGGCCGCGAGGTTCGAAAACCTAGTACAAAGGCCGGCGTTATTCCCCTTGCGGGTATTGTATTCCGCGCCCTCGCGGCCATAGGAAACCTTTATCGAAGCAAAACACTAAGGAAACTATGGACGTAAAAAATTCACGCTGACGGGGTGAATGCCGTGTACTAGAGGTTTTCGACGCCTCGTGGGTGGGAATATAAAACAAAACCCCTGCAAATGCAAGGGGTTTTGTTGCTCAATAATGCCATCCTTTGATAAGTGATCTCACAAATACAGAACTAGTGCAATTATTGCAGTTATAGCAGGTAATCAGTGGAAATATTGGGGCATTCCCCAGTTTCACGACCTTGCCGTCATATTTTTTGCGGTATTGTTGTGCTGTTTCACAATATTCCATATCCGGTCTGAAGGTAATAGAGACATGTGTAATCCCTGCCTTTTTGCTTTTCTCCCGACTTACCATTTCCCCAGCACGAAACTTGGCAATCCTCATTTCTACCTGAATCGATTTAACATTAAAATCGCTAGGAATGGTTTCATCGGTTGCCAAAGCCTGCTGAATATCGGCAAAATTCAAATTGTACCGTTCGGTAGGGGGGTGTTTCCGCAAGTATTTAGCCAATCTCCCAATTTGCTTGTTGGTTAGTTTCTTAGAAAGTTTTAACACTTTCTCTAACTCGTCAATTTCCAACAGCACTTTTTCTTTTGTATTCTTGGCTTTAACCGTAAAGAATGAGAACATAATATAGCGTTATTTCATTAGGCGTTTGCAGATACGACAAGGGGCGCATTCCGCGCCCCATCACACGCACGGACGGCTTGTCATCGCCTGTCGCCCGTGCGCGGCTGCCCATATTTCAGAACAGTCTTGCAAGCCCCTTTAAGGGAACGGTTTTATTCTAGTACAGTTTGAATGCCTTGGCAACGGCTGTTTTAACCGCCTGAAAATCCTCTTCACTGATTATTGGAATGCAGCGGTCGCGCCCTTTGGGTTTGTATCGGTCTAATCGTGCCAATCCGACTGTTGCCGTCATGTCGCATTTTGCCCAACATTGGATGTGCGGCTTGTCCGGTAAGGGGTTTTCACTCATTTCGTGGTGGCAGTCTGTTAAAGGGACAGGCTCTGTGCTGCTTAAGGGTACGACCGTTACCAGTTTGCCGTTGTGCCTGTTTCGCGCTATGACGACAACAGGGCGTTTCTTGACCATTTCCGGTTCTTCATAACCGCGAAAGTCGCACATGACGACCGAACGTTCCTGTGGTTGGAATTTTAAAGGCATTAGCCGCTCCTGACGATGACAGGCGGCTATTATAGCAGTTCTTACACAAAAAACCGCCTTCGTGTAAAGCGGTTGCAAAAAAGCCTTTCAATAAAAATGCCGTCTGAATCTAGACGGCCTCTTTCCATTTATCTATTTAAGCCTAATAAAAAAGCCATCTACTTAAAGCAGGTGGCCTGTGTATTTTGTCCCTAAACTGTCCCAAAGTTTCTTAAGTGCTTGATTTATTTATTGTTAATGGTGCGGACGGAGAGACTCGAACTCTCACACCTTGCGGCGCCAGAACCTAAATCTGGTGCGTCTACCAATTTCGCCACGTCCGCACTAATTTGAACCGTGGATTATACACAAGATTAATGGGGGCGCAAAGTCTTGTTTGCTTGAATTTTTCGGTTTATCCCTTATATAATGGTTTATTCCGGCCGTCTGAAAGCAGGGTTTGTTTTCAGACGGCCTCAACTTTACTATTGGTGAGGAAGGGCAGATGCCTGCTTTATTGATTAAAGATTTTTTGCAGACGCAAGGTTTGAAGTTGCCTGCGGATGAGATACATGTTGCTTATTTGACTGCCCAGGTTGTGATTAAAATGGGCAATGCTTCGGTTGAGCGTTCGATTTTGTGGCCTTCTGAAGACGGTTGGCAGTTGGCGGATTATGTTGATGCCGAACATGAATTGTTGCTGAAACAGATTTTTATGGCTTTGGATTCGGTTGCTGAGCGCACTGAACATTTGAAAAGTGCGGCGGTTTATACAGCGTTTCCGAAAGATGGCGCGTTGTCGCTGGTTCGACTGAGCCGTTGGGGCATGCCATTGGAAAATGTGATTCCAATCGACGAGCAGACCGGACAGGCTTTTTTGGCTGTGCGTACGGCGCAAAGTGGTTGGATGAATGTTTGTCAGAATGTGGCGTATTGGCAGGAAATTGGTGAGCTGTCGGACGAACGCAATCATCCCGGCTTGAGTCAGATTTCTGTTCCTGTCTGTATGCCCAGCGGTGCGGTTTTAGGTGTGGTGCATACCGAGTTTGATGTCAAAGACGGCGCGTCTGACGAAGTATTGGTGGCTTGGATTGCCCTTGCCTTGGCCCTGTCGGATTCTTTGAAAAATCTGTTGGGCGTGGCTGAAAACGAGGAAGCGGAAAATGAGTAACGCCTTAAAGTTTGTTGCGTCATGCCGTTTGCCTACGGAATGGGGCGAATTTACCATGCACGGCTTTGAAGAAGAGGGCGGTCAGGAACATGTCGCATTGACGATGGGCGATGTTTCAGACGGCCTGCCTGTGTTGTCGCGTATCCATTCAGAGTGTTTGACCGGCGATGCTTTATTTTCGGTGAAATGTGATTGCGGCCCTCAACTTCAAGCAGCGATGCAGGCCGTTCAAAAAGAAGGGCGTGGCGTTATCGTATATTTGCGCCAAGAAGGTAGGGGCATTGGTTTGATAAACAAAATCCGTGCTTATCGTCTACAAGATCAGGGCTTGGATACGGTCGAGGCCAATGTTGCACTCGGCCTTCCTGTTGATGCGCGCGACTTCACTTTAGCCAAGCAGATTTATGATTATCTGCATATTCGTGAAGTCAGGTTGTTGACCAATAATCCTGAAAAAATCCAAACGTTGAAAGATTCCGGCATCAATGTGGTCGAACGGATTGCATTACATGTCGGCGAAAATGTGGAAAATGAGCGTTATCTGCATACTAAAGCGGATAAATTGGGACATTTGATTTTTGATTGATGGATAGGCATAACGGTAATTTTTGTGGCTAAATAAAATATTCTATATTCTTTCAATGGGATATATTTTTATTTAAATAAAAACCTTGCGCATGGTCTGATTTTTTGATTTAATGTCAGCTTATCGGGTGATTAGCTCAGTTGGTAGAGCGTCTGCCTTACAAGCAGAATGTCGGCGGGTTCGCCCCGGCACTCAC